GCGATATCTATTTTCTATCATACCGCATGATGTAAGCAATAATGACAAAGTAACTATTGATACAATGGCTATAAGTTTTTTCATATGATTGATTATACTACTGTTCTTTATTTCTAAATGGACTAGTGATAATCCATAATCCAGTAGTGGCTATAATTCCATATCCAACTATGGTTTTTGCACTACCATCAAGAACAACCCAAGCAATAAACATTCCAAGGAGAGTCCATGCCTGATCTATCATATCTTTAACCATGTTTTTTAGTATTCTTACCATCTTCTTCCTCCTCTCGAACCTGGTGAATTTGCCCCAGAGCCTCCTCCAGAACTTCCACCACCACTTGAACCTCCACCTGCTGCTCCTCCTGCAGCAACTGCTGCGGCATTAATTGCTGCACCTGCTGCTACTACTGTTGCTACAACCATCTCTGTTGCCTCTTCTCTTTCGCCTTCTGTCATATCTGCACCTATACTACCTAAAGCCTCTAACGCTGCTCCTGGGTCATTAAATAACTCTTGTGCAAACGCCGCTGGATCAGATATTAATTCTACTTGTACTGCAACTTCTGCTGTGATAATAACTGAGTCCCCATTTTCAGATGTTCTAACATCAACTGGTGTGCTTGCTGGTAAATCTGATAATTTAATTCCAGCCTCTGCAACTTGTTGTGCAGTAAGGTTTTCACCTTCGGGAACTGATTGAATTAAAGCATCAGCAACAATATCTTTTTCTGCTTCAGACAGTTTTCCATCTGAACTTGCTAGTGCAACAATTGCTGCAACATCTTCTTTTGAAACTTCACCATCTGAGGCAAGTGCTTCAAGTACGGCTTCTTGATCTGCTACAGAAACTTTACCATCTTCTGATAATGCCTCAATTAATTGATCAGTTTCTTCTGCATCAATTTCTCCATCTGCTGCCATTGACTCTGCAATTGCATCAACCTCTTCACTATCTAATTTACCATCTGACAGTGCATCATCAACTGTATTGGTTACATCTTCTTCGGATCCCGTCACTGGTTCTGTATCAACTGGTTCAACGTCTACTGGTTCTGTATCCACAGGTTCTGTTTCAACAGGCTCTGTGTCTATAGGCTCTGTCTCCACAGGTGTGGTGTCTATAGGTTCTGTTTCCACAGGTGTAGTGTCTATAGGTTCTGTTTCTACAGGAGTTGTATCTACAGGTTCTGTTTCTATAGGTTCTGTATCTATAGGTTCTGTTTCAACAGGTGTAGTATCCACGGGTTCTGTATCTACTGGCTCTGTATCTATAGGTTCTGTTTCTACAGGAGTTGTATCTACAGGAGTAGTGGTTACTGGTGTGGTGTCTACTGGTGAAACAACTACTGGTGGCTCTATAACTGGAGGTTGAGTAACTGGAGGTTCTATAACTGGTGGCTGAATAAATAGAGAAGGTGGAGCAGGGGTTACAACAGGTTCTGGGGCTGGAGCAGGAATTGCATTAATTACTGCTTGTGCTGTAGCCACAACTGTTGGTGCTGTCAACACTGCTTCCACTGCTGTTGAAACAACTGCAATATCTTCTACTTTTGTAGTTAATGTTGTAGTTGCTGTTGCTAATGCAGTCAGAATATTTTCTGAGACAGTCGCTATTGGTGCAATAACTGTATTAGTATTTGCTGTATTTGTTGCAACAATCTCTGTAACTGCTGAGTTTAATGTAGCAATTTGTGCATTTGCTGTATCAATTGCTGATTGTACTACTGCAGTATCTGGATCTGGAATTGGTGTAAATGTTGCACCTTGACTAATAGTTCCATTAAATCCAGGACCAGTATTTGTATCAACAATTGGAGTTAATGTTCCGCCCGTTGTTTCTCGCACATTAAACCTTGCATCATTAGGAATGGGTCCTGTAACACTTACATCTGCTGACCAAGCACCGTCTGCTGGATTTACATCTGCATTAAATCTAACTTGAGTCATCTGTGTTTCTGCTGTTTGCAAAGGATAAACTCTTAGATCCCAGGCAATAGATAAAGTATTGGTTGTTGTTGAATAAGTAATACCAGAGCCATTGCTCCATGTAGTCCAGTCATACCCAGCCACAGAAATTGAAGGGGCATTAGGAGTTGTATGATATGTACCACCTTCATTTACTCCAAAAGTTATTGTTGCATTAGATCCAACATAAACATTGTTATATGTGACTCCACCCATTTGTAAATTAAATGGAAGGTTCATACGAACACCAGCATCATCAGTATTTCCTAGAACATTTGATGTTGTACCAATTGTGGCTACTAAAGCATTTACTGCATCTTGAGCCGTATTAATTGCAACATTTGCCTGAGTTAATTGTGTCTGTGCCTCTGTAGTTGCAGTAGTTACTGCTGCTACTGCCGTGGTTGCAGTTGCTACCGTTGCTGTTGCTTCAGTTACTGCTGTCTGTGCTGCTTGAACTGCTGTAGATGCTGTTGCAGATTGTGCAACCTCTGTTGCAATTGCTGTTGCTACTTCTGTAACTGTAGTTGGGGTCTGTGTCATTAATGGGGTTGCTGTTGCCAATACCGTTGCAGTTGCAGCCTCAACCACTGGAGTTGCTGCTGTAATAGCAGTTTGTGCTACTGCAACTTCTGGAGTTTGTGTTGTTGCGGTTACAGGTATTGCTGCAATTGCTGTCGTTACCGCTGTGACCGCAGTAGTTACATCAGTAGTCACTGTCGCTGCTGTTGCTACAACTGTGGAGACATTTGATACTTCTGCTACTGCAGTAGTGGCTGCTGTGACTGCAGTAGTTGCTGCTATTACTGCTGTATTAGATGTTGTTACTGCCTGTACTGCAGTTGCAATGGTTGCTGTTGCTGTATCGGAGGCTTGCGCTGCTTGTGTAACCTCAGCCACCGCTGTTGCAAGGGCTGTATTTACTGCTACTTGTGCTGGACTAACCACAACTTGCTCTGCTGGAGGCGGGACATCATTGGCATGTGAAAAACTTACTGGAGAAAAGATCATCCATAATGCTAAAAACAACCCAACTAACCCTGATTTGATTAGTATGTTTTTGATATTTTTCTCCTTATATAGTCTTAGTGGTGGATATGACTAATAAGTTTATTATACCATTTTTATATAAAAAGAAAGAGGGTTGGCACTTAGCCAACCCCCTAACTTATTAAGTTAAATTACTTCTTTAGAGCAACCTTCAACTTAGGGAACTTCTTGTTCCACTTAGTTGCAAGTGCATTGTATTCTGCCTTGTATTTTGCGGCTGCTGTTGCTGTTGCTAGATCAGATGCTACCTTAGCGGTAACTGTTGCTGAATCTGATACTGCCTTTGCATCTGCAAGAGCCTTATCTGCTGCAACCTTATCTGCTGCACGTCCAGCACGTTCTGCTGCTAGTGCTGCATTAGCAACTGCTAGTGCTGAGTTAGCAACTGCGAGTTCTGCGTTCTTTGCTGCAAGTTCCCCTGCAAGATCACGAACTGCTATTGTTGCAACTACAGAACCCACTGGTGCTGAAAGACCAGTTACGGCTGTTGCTACTGTCGCATACGCTGTAACAGTTACTGAACCTGAAGCAGGAAGTGCAACTGTCTGCTCCTTAGTTCCAATAGTTGCTGTTGCTGTATCTGTTACAAGGGCTGTTGCTGTTGCAATACCGTTTGCAGATACTAGTGTGTTAATTGTTACACCACTCTTTGGGTTACCAAACACGTCAAATGCAGATACCTTAAGTACCTGTGATGTGCCTGCTGCTCCTGATGAAGGTGCTAACAGAGTAATTGAGTTTGCTGTTGCTGCTGAGTTTGATCCCTGCACATAGTAAACTGTTGTAGTTCCAGCACGAGTAACCGATACTGATCCTACTGCTGTACTTTTAGTATATACATAAAAGTCTGCTGAGTTTCCAGTTCCTGTTGCAACTGAAAGTGTTGATGTTCCGCTTGATGCGGTTACGATTGTTGTTCCAGTAAGTGCTGGCACAATTGTTGCATTTACTGCAACTGCTGTTACTACTGTTCCAGTGTCTACTGATGTTACAGCAATCTTCAATGCATCTGCTGCATCGATACTGTTGTCTGCTGGTACTGGAAGTGCCACAGGAGTTGTTACTACTGTTCCTCCTGTTGCTGCAGAGCCCGCCACTGTTAATGTGACAGTTCCAGCATTGGCATTAGCCGCTGGCGATACAAGCATTGTGCTAGTCAGGGCTGCAGCGATGATTAGCGATACTTTCTTGAATGAATTCATCTTTCTCCTTGTTAGTTGTTATATTATATTGAATTTATCAAGGAAATCCTTAACGTCGTCAGGAATTTCTCGATTAACTAATTCTACCATATCCCTTTGCTTTTGTGCAAGTCGAGTGCTAGAACTCCATGTATGAACATCTATCTCTGTATTATTAGTCTTTGTTGTATGAGAGATAGCCCCAAATACGGCTCCACATACAGCATCTGCTAGGTCTTTAGATTTTTTGCGGGGGTGATCAACACGATTACCCTTCATAATTTTTAATTCTGACATTTCTTCAAGCAAGATTGGAATCATTGGGATAGCCACTCTTTCCTCATAGATCATCATTGCTAAATCTTCGTAATGTTTTTTGGCAACAGAAACAGTCTCAGTTCTTATTCCAACAGCCTGTAATTCATTTTGAATGTCAAATGATTGCCAACGGTCAAAGGTCACCATTCCAAGATTAAAACCTTGTCTACGCAAGTTCATTATCCATTGCTTTACTTCTGAAAGATTAACAGGACCTTCTGCTCTTGGTTCCCACCAGGCAACTGCATCTACGATTACAATAGGTGCCACCTGTTCGTAGTCTTTGATTACTTGAATATTTACCCACTTATCTACGTGAGCAATTGCAACTGCACACTTGTCATGCTTCTGTGCAAGGTCAGCATGAATATAATAAACTTTGTCTGGGTCTGGCTTAAAGGTTTCATCAAACCTTCTAAAAGAGTCAAGTGGATTTCTTGTGTTCATGCACTTCTCAAGTTTTTCTTTTTGCTTAAAGAATGCATCAGATGAATATGTAGGCATACAGGCAAAGCGCATCATTGCATCACCAAGATCTGTATAAAATGCTAACTTAAAGTCTTCTATCTTACGGGTTGGGTTTACTTCCCAGGTAGGTCTTTTAAATGCATATACCCTTGGAATTTTATATGAAAGTATGGTGTCTTCATCCCAGGAAATTTCAAACTGGTTTCCTGGATCATCGTGTGGCAAGTCTTCGTTCATAATAAAGGTATGTTTGCGTTCTATGGTTTCTTTATCGGCAATAACAGATTCATATCTTTGTGAAATAAAGTCACCTTGATAGCGGGGGAATGAAAGCAAAACAACCTTACCAAGATCTGGGAAACGAGAATCTACAGTACCACGAAAGGCTTTATAGATGTTATCTGCAGTCTTTCCTTGTTCATTGCCAGTGCCAACCTCTGTAGCAAAACCAGAGATTTCATCAAGAACAGCCATAAGCAAGTTTAAACCTTCATGAGACTCTCTTTCTGAGTGTCCAGAATAAACAGTAATTGCTTTATCAAACTCAACTGAATCAGCCTTTGCATTATACTTACCAGCAAACCATGGTGATTTTTCAATCTTTGTTTTAAAACCTTTAAAGAAAACGTTTTTAGCCTGTTGAGCGTTTACCGCAACGTTAATAATATCAATTGCATCTCCTGCAGGCTTGCCATAATATATTGCAGGGTCTTTAAGGCATAATAGTTTATATACTACGTATGCACATGCTACTGTTG